AGTCAAAAAAACTAGCACGATCTGCCATGCTCTCGGGTGAGAGCGGCAACTTTGTCAACGGTAGTGTTGGGGTTAGGGGTGACTGTGATGTCGATCCCACCAACCACGTTGTAACTACTGAGCCTAGGGTCAAGGCTCCAGGGACTACCGAGTTCCCTGCCAATGGCTTGTCTTCGCCATTGGATACAATCTCTCGAGACGAGCAGGCGTTGCGCCGTGCTCGCGGTCTCATTCGTGGTTTGGTCCTGATTCTGGATCACCACGATGCCCCCCAGGGAGTCATTGACTCCTTCCGGACGGCCGCCATGGACTATCTTAATTGTGAAGATGAGATTGTCTTTTCCAAGCGAGCCAAGTATCTTACTGTGGCTCCTATGAGTCGTTACCTGAAATGCGAACCGCCTAAGGTCCCGGATGTTATTCCGAGATTCAAAGGACGCTATCGCAAGTGGGCTCATAACCGACTCAGTGTTTTCAATCAGAAGAATACACATCTCTGGTATTCCTTCCTGCAAGGCAAGCGTGCTGCGTTGCCTCTCTCCGACGCATTGGTGTTAACCACGTACGAAGAGCACAGGGAGTCGATGGGTCGTGAAGATCCGATCGATGATGAGTGTTTTGACACTGTTATGGAAGAATTGGCACCTGTTCTGGACCTGGTGCGTCGTAGGGTTCGCTTTGCCTACGATACAGATGAGTATGATGACATTGTCACTCATCGGGAAGTCAAGCACGTTGCCTCTACAAGGGCGTGTTATGAAAAAGCTCGTTCCGGGGGAGGACAGTTGGGTCAACTCCTCTCCGTCGCGCCTCGTTTGGAGCGCTGTAACCCACGTCGTGAGACTGGGTCCCGAGTTTTACCTGAACTTGCTCGCATGGTTTTCCATCCATGGGCGTTTGTTGCTGGGAAGATCCACTTGAATGTGGTCGTCGAGGAATATGAGTACTCTGACGGTGTCTCCCAGTGGCATTCGGCTCTCTTAGGGGAATCTGTCCGATATGCGGGTGGTGTCACTTTGAAGTGCACTATTCAGGCGGTTTTGGAACCTTTGAAGGTTCGCGTGATTAGTAAAGGAGAGGCAGTTCCCTACTATATCAGCAAGAAGATGCAGATGGCACTCCATGGTGTCCTGCGTGAGATGGATTGTTTTCGTCTCATAGGTCGGCCTTTGTGTCCGACAGATCTACTTGACTTAGCGCGTAATGCTTCGGTCACTGGAACTGGTGACTATAACTGGTTCTCAATTGATTACAGCGCTGCCACGGACCGGCTATCCGCCAGATTGTCTGCAGCAATCCTTGATCGTGTTACCTCTGGTCAGGATGAGACTTTGCGGGCCATTTGGGCATCAGTTTTGGCACCACATCTGTGTCGTTATCCTTATCCGTTCAATGAGACTGTGAAACCAATACAGCAACAGAACGGACAGCTGATGGGTTCGATTCTTTCGTTTCCCATTCTCTGTCTTGCGAATCTAGGCTTGTACCTTGCCAATATTCGGGACGACTCTCGGACTTTGAGAGAAAAGCTGTCTGGTGTTCTTGTGAATGGAGACGACATGCTGTATGTCGCACGTCGATCACTCTGGGACTCCCATGTGAGCCTAGGAGATCGGGTTGGACTAACAATGAGTCCTGGTAAGGCGTACTGTCATCCGACGTATGCTAATGCCAACTCAGCCTGTTTTCATCTGAGTTTGAGCTCTCGGCTCCTTGATGTTCGAGTCACCAGGATTCCATTCCTGAATTCTGGTTTGTACTTTGGGCAAAATAAGGTTCTCGGGGGAGACGATGTTGAAGTTCAGAAGTCCTTTTGCGCAACAATACAGCCCCTACTTGATGGTGCTCGCGAGAAGAAGAGATGTTCTCTTCTTGCAGCCTTTCTGAAACGGCACAAGGGTCGTATCACGAGTGAATGTGAAGGTCGAAACCTTTTCATTTCGTCTGGTCTTGGTGGAATGGGGATTACCCCTCCATCTGGCTGGAAAGTGAAGTATCTTGTCGCTCAAAGAGTGCACGCATATCGTTGCTATGCACGTGTTTTAGAATCCGGTATGATGCCCCTTTCTGGGGAAGGCCCCCTTGGTCCGGATCTTCCCGGGATTCGCGATCCTTTGACGCCGTGGCTTGCTTTGCCAGCGGTGTGTCCTCAGCGAGATCGTATGGTCAGATGGCGACGACCGAAAGGTATCGTGCCTCAGATCTTACCGTACAAGTTTGATCTCATAGCGAAGGTCAGGCCCTTTTGGTTGCCTGGCCAGTCTGGCTACTGTTCAA